ACAACACAAATTAGGCGGAACACCTTTAAGAGGTAATTATGCAGGTATAGGTTATACTTATGATGAAGACAATGATTTGTTCTTACCAAAAAAACCTTACGCTAGTTGGACTTTAAATGTGGCAGAAGCTAGATGGCAATCACCAATAGGTGATGAACCAGCACTATCTGAAGAAGAAGTAGCTACTCATAGATATGAGTGGAATGAATCTACAGGTGCTTGGGATAAAGTAGCTAGATAATCATATTGACATTTTAAGATAATTTTATTACATATCTTAACAGGTATGCACAAGAAAGTATTAACAGAAGTAGACTTATATACAGGTGAAATAGCAATGCCGAAAGGCTTTGAAATTAATCGTAATATAATTAAAAATG